GTTGCACAACAAATCAGGATGGGAAAACACTGGACATGACAATTCGTTGTACTTCTGGTTGACGTTGTCCGAGGCTGTTGCGACTATGACTGGTCGTGACCCTGATGATGTTCTTAAATTGATTGTGAATGGAGATGACTTTGCGCTGTCTATTGACGATGACAACGTGGGTATTCGGCAAGTTCGCGACTATCTGGCTCAGTACCAGGTGTTGATTGCGTATGATAATGCCGAGCCCTGTTGGGCGCAGGAAGTAGTCTTTCTGTCACATCATTTGCGTGAGCGTTTTGTGCGTGGCCATGGTGACCTTTTAGTAGCCGCCGGCAATTACGCCAAACTCACGTCGAGCATAAATTGGGTTCGGATGAATAATTCGTTCACGTTCGAGGAGTGTGTCCTCATGCATTTGCTTGGTTTACGGTTGGTGATGTGGCCTTGGGAGTACGAGTTTCTCAGACTTGAGGAGCGGATCGATTCGTTTTTAGGAACGATAGTGATTACGCCTCGTCTACGAGACATCCTAGGAGCCCGCATTTCTGACGCGCAGATAATGGCGTTGCATTTTCGTTGGGAGTCCCGTTCGTTTTTTGACGTGGATTCGGCTTGTGCTGGTTTATTTGAACAGTTCAACAGCATAAGTCTGTGGGTGTCGGATAGCATCCAAAACAACAACAAGAATGCAGCCAGCGCTTTCTATCAAGCAGGAGCAAGCTCGTCGCGCGGCCCAGTCCAAGAAGGACAAGGCCCGCAATAAGCAGGGAGGGCGCGGGGGTGCGACTGCCCCCGGCACTTTGAAAGTGGTGCCAAAACAGCCGCGCAACAGGTCGCGACAGGGTCGTACGGAACTGGGACCTTCCGGTCCAGGGAATTCAAACCTGGCTGGAAAGGGTTCTACTCGCAACTCCACGACGAATCGTCGCAAGATGATCATCGAGGAGGACGAGTACATTGCTGAGGTTACAGTGGCGAATCAGCCTAACTTCAACAATACTCAGTATCCGGTGAATCCGGGTCAGGTGGGTACTTTCCCATGGCTTTCAACCATTGCCGCTCGTTTTGAGAAATATCGGTTTGACTTCCTTGAGTTCTACTACAAGCGTGAGGTCTCCGAGTTCGCGACGAACGGCCAGGTGGGCAAGGTGATCATGTCTTTTGACACTGATGCTTCTGACGCGGCTCCCGCGACGAAGCAGCAGATGGAAGACACGGATCCCCATGTGGATGCCCTGCCTAGTGAGAACATGCG